TAGGTGAATTTGTTTTATAAGACATAAAATCAATTATTTTATGTAAAGCGCTCACTTTATTTTTTAAACTGGTTTCAACAACTTCTTGAGTACCTATTATTTTTTTACCCATTAATTGTTGATTTTTATTTGATTGTTTGTACAAAAAGTGTTCATCATAAATGAGTGTATATACTTTTGTAAAAAGATCACCAAAATCATGTAGTTTATCAATACCCATTAATAAATATTGAAAAAAGTGATCGTTGTTTTTATTTGAATAATGAGTATCAGTTATATCTCTTTCAGTAGTTAAAAATGTTAATTCATTCATTCTATATACCATATTGATAAAAGAAAAGATTTTATAACAATAAAGACAAATAACGATTATTAATTGTTTTACTAAATTATATAAGATGAATAACGATATACATGTAGATTACAAACCCGAAAATATAAATTCAAAACAATTGAAAATTATGGTGTTTGTAATGAATGCTTTAGAAAAGGGTTGGACCGCAAAAAAAGAAAATGATAATTATACTTTTGTAAAAAAGCATGAAAATAAAAAAGAAGTATTTAAAGAGGAATATTTAGAACATTTTTTATTATCTAATTTTGACATTGACACCATAAATTAATTTCCAAAATAATAAATGTCATGTTCAACTCACTATGGTTACATATTTAGACTGATTGTTTTGATTATGGGATTTTGACACTGCTATGGTGTGGTTTTGAATTAATTGAATACCCAAAAGTATTTAGCAAAACTTTTTTTATTCATTTTAAACAATTTTAAATGAATAATTAAGTATTTAACAAAAAACAACTTAAACTTAGTAACAAAGTTATTATTTTGGTATAAATGGCGCATTATAATAATTAATTTAATTTAATTTAATTTAATTAAAATCCGAAATTATTTTCTATTAGAACAGTATATAAGAAAAGATGGCTGGAGCACTCATGCAACTCGTCGCCTATGGCGCCCAAGACGTATTCCTTACTGGAACCCCCGAAATTACCTTCTGGAAGGTGTCTTACAGACGCCATACCAACTTTGCTATGGAATCCATTGAGCAGACTTTCTCTGGTCAGGCCGATTTCGGTCGCCGTGTCACCTGTACTATCAGCAGAAACGGTGATCTTTGCTACCGCACCTATCTTCAGGTGACTCTTCCTGAGATCAACCAGTCTATGGCTGCCTCCGGTGATGCCGGTGTCTATGCTCGCTGGTTAGATTTCCCCGGAGAGCAACTTATTGCCCAGGTTGAGGTCGAGATTGGTGGTCAGCGCATTGACCGTCAATATGGTGACTGGATGCACATCTGGAACCAACTTACCATGTCTGCCGAGCAGCAGCGTGGTTACTTCAAGATGATCGGTAATACCACCCAACTTACCTACATCACCGACCCTTCCTTTGCTGACATCAGCGGTCCCTGTGCTGCTGCCGGTGGTCCTTCCCAGGTGTGCGCCCCTCGCAAGGCCCTTCCTGAGACCACTCTTTACATTCCCCTTCTTTTCTGGTTTTGCCGCAATCCCGGACTTGCTCTTCCCCTTATTGCCCTTCAGTACCACGAGGTCAAGATCAACATTGATTTCCGTCCCATCGGTGAGTGCCTCTGGGCCGTCAAGCAACTTGACGGTACTACCGGAACTCTTTCCACTTCCACTGCCTACCAGCAATCCCTTGTGGCTGCTTCCCTTTACATCGACTATGTCTTCCTTGACACTGACGAGCGCAGAAAGATGGCACAGAACCCCCACGAGTACCTCATCGAGCAACTTCAGTTCACCGGTGACGAGTCTGTCGGTTCTTCTTCCAACAAGATCAAGTTGAACTTCAACCACCCCTGTAAGGAACTCATCTGGGTTGTCCAACCTGATGCCAACGTTGATTACTGTTCTTCCCTTGAGGGTGGACAGACCCTTTACAAGACTCTTGGTGCCCAACCTTTCAACTACACTGATGCCGTAGATGCTCTTCCTAATGCCGTCCACGCTTTCGGTGGACCTGCCGAGACCTCCGGTGCCAACGCTTTCATCACTTCTGGTGGTCTTTTCCAGGACCCTGGTGCTATGGGATCTGAGGGTATGACTGGTGACCCTACTCAGTGGGGTGCTTCCCCCAATGTTTTCGGCGCTGCCACTGGTGATGCCAACCTTGGTGAGGTTGCCGATGGTTCTTTCGTCTCTGATGCCGGAACATTCGTCCTTTCCGAGACTGCCCTTGACATGCACTGCTGGGGTGAGAACCCTGTGGTCACTGCCAAGCTTCAACTTAACGGTCAGGATCGTTTCTCCGAGCGTGAGGGTTCCTACTTCGATGTTGTCCAGCCCTTCCAGCACCACACCCGTGCCCCCGATGCCGGTATTAACACCTACTCCTTCGCCCTTCGCCCTGAGGAGCACCAACCTTCTGGCAGCTGTAACTTCTCCCGTATTGACAATGCCACCCTTCAGCTTGTTCTTTCCAGCGCCACTGTCGGTGGAACTGCCACTGCTAAGGTCCGTGTCTACGCCACCAGTTATAATGTGCTTCGCGTCATGAGTGGCATGGCTGGTGTTGCTTACTCCAATTAAGCGTGTTCTTAAATTGTATATTTTATTGAATCTTGAATATTAATTAATGTGTAGTTATATTACACATTATTTGAAAAAAGAATTATATTAACTTAATATAACACGTAATGAATAATCCATTAATTGAATTAATTATAAAACGATTATATCCCTTGGTTCTTGGACAATTTGTTGACCGAAATGTCATAGGAATAATAAATTCGTTGATTACCAATCCCATTTCTTTTGAAACGTGGAATATCGTTTATGATATATTGTTAAAAAATCGTGATTTTGTAGAACATGAAAATGGTAGACGATTTTTGCGAAGTAAACCAAGAAACATGGAAGAATATCATTATAGAATAAGTCAATGTACATATTATGCATGGATCATTGATGAAAAAAATATCTCTCAATATAGAGATAAAGAAATTGATCTTTTTTTTAAAACCGAGTGTGAATGATAATATTTTGAAATCATATTATGTAAAACTAATTCAATATGACCAAAATTAAAATATTATCAAGAGTTAAACCGAATCTAACAACAAATAATAGTGATAGTTGCGTAAAAACGTATGATAATCAAATTATGGTTCAAAAACCGCAAAAAAGTTATGCCGGAAATTACAATATGACACATAAATATGGGTTTGATAAAGTATTTGACGACCAATGCATAAACATGGATATATATAATGAACTCGGAATTGATATGTTAATGAATGTATTAAAATACAAGAAAAATGTCACATTTTACGTATATGGACAAACTGGATCAGGAAAAACACACACGATATTGGGTTCACCAAGAGAACAAGGGTTTTTACATGTATTATTGTCTGATATGTTGGAAATGAAACTCGACGCGAAAATATCTTTTATTGAAATTTATAATAATAAATGTTACGATATTTTGAACGAAAAAAAACAAGTATTCCAACGCGAAGATTATGATAATAAGTTTATCGTTCAAAATTTGAAACAAAAGGTTTTGAAACAAGAATCAGATGTTCAAGAAATTCAAACCATTATTTCCGAAAATAGAAAGGTGGGTATTTCGAGTGAAAATTCCACTTCATCTCGCTCTCATTTACAAATTACAATTGATTTAGGTGATCGTTTTTTACGAATATTAGATTTAGCTGGTTGTGAAAAGGCAAAACGTTCTATTTGTAATGATCGCAAACAATTTAAGGAAAATGGCGATATTAACCAAAGTCTATTTGCGTTGAAGGAATGTATACGTTCTTTAGTCGAAAAAAAACCCCATATTCCTTATCGTCGTTGTGAATTAACAAAAATGTTGCGTCATTCATTTAGTGCCAATAGTTCGACGTATATTTTATGTACTGTACCACAAGATGCCGTTCATTCTCATACAACTGTGGATGTTTTGAATTACGTAAGTGATATGAAGAATTTAAAAAAGGAATGTGTTCGACAAAACAAGATGCCATTATGTAATCATTTTGTACAAGGTAGTCCAAGATTTAAACATGTTTTTCTGCATAAAGACACCTTTTTAAAATACCAAAAACAAGAGCATGTATTGTTTGAAAAAATGTTACAAAAACAAAGTTCAAAAGTATTATTGGATGATTGTTTGAGTATTATGCATAAGAAAATGAAATTATTAGAAGTGAAAAAATAATATAATAAAAATCTTCAATATTATTATTATATGCCGTCAAAAAAACAAAAACGTGAAAATAGAGCAGAACAAAAATATCAGGACCAACTAGAAGAAAAGAAGGTCCAAGAAGAGGAAAGGTCATGGGAAAACGGTACAAATAAGCGAGGTGTTTTGAAATCCCAACTTCAACATGAAAAACACGAAGAGAAAATGCGATTAAAACAAGAAAGTAGAGATTTACTAGCACAAGAAGAAGAATTATTGGGATCTGGGAAAAAATCCAAGTCCAAGAAATCCAAAAGTGATGATTTATTTTTATTGAATCAGGCACTGTCAAGTGCTCCCAAAACAAAATTACAAATACAAAAAGAAAATGAAATGAAGGCAAAAATGGAACGAAAAAAACAAGAAGAAAAACGTTTGTTGGAGAACGAAGAACGAAAACAACGCGAACTCCATGAAGAAAAGGAATATAAATACAAAAATATTGTTAAACAAAATGCGTTTGATACTATAGAAAGGGATGTTATTGGAACAATTGATGATGCCCTTAGTGTCTTGGACTTTTCAGATGAAGTAATTCAAAATAATAATGAATTCAAACATTTTTACAACAAACAATTAGTAATATTACAAACTGAAAATCCGAATCTACGTAAAAACCAATATAATGAACATATTTTTAAACTATGGAAACGATCAATCGAAAATCCAAATAATCAAAATTAATCACCGTTTTGTTTGTTTTGATTTAGCATTACATACAAACGCCATAGTTAAACCAAGCATAATAACAATAAAAAATCCAAAACTTAGTATTTCCATTTAAAATTATACCATATAATTTTAAATACAAAAAAAAAATAACAAAATTTAGATGTAACGATTATTTCGTGTTGATTTTGAAACACACGTAATCGCCATAGTCCATCCCAACATAATAATAATCAAAAGTCCAAAACTTAGTATTTCCATTATATTAAGTTTTGATATTAATAATTACAATTTTTTTTGTTTGATTCATTTACTAACAGAAAGAGACCAAATATCAAGAGTGAGAAAAATATATAAGGACTAATGGGTTCCATATATATTTACACGGCAAAATAGACAATACCAAAAAAATGATCGACTGTTTTATTATCATTATCGAGTCGTTTTATTTTTGAAAATATATAACGAAACATCATAATACCGAACATTCCAAGAAAACGCGTAAGAAATACCATTCCTCCACCATTCAATAATACACTATACCAATAGTGTATTATATTACATTAATTTTATTTATAGACCACCGGGAAACCCGACTAGGTTGGCACCAATACCAAACCCGGCACCACCACGTGCAGAGGATGCCATAGTAGGAACGAATACGTCCAATACAGCAAAAGTTGCTGCTGCTGTGAGAGCAATAATCATGACCTCTTCCATCTTAAGAGATTGTTTAGGGATGGCATAGGCTGCGATTGCAACCATAAAACCTTCGATTAAGTATTTGAGTGCGCGTTTAATAAGTTCGCTAAAGTCAAACATTCCGTCCATGAATATATAATATAGATGCCGAAAAAAAAAGTTTTCATAATTATAGATAATGTAAAAATAACTTAAACAAAACAAACACTATTAATTATATAATTGCTAAATGAGCGAGTCAGTAGCTTTTGAAAGAAAAACTCTTCCCGATGGAACCCAAAATCCCAAGTATGTAGATGTGCTAGATGAAGACGCAGGAATTGCCGGACAGAAGTTTACCTGTGTTTCTTTTTTGTCACCCGACAAGATTTTAGAGAAGCGCGAAACCTTTCTTTTTAATAAGTTTGTTGAGCAATGGGATTTTACTAAATCAATGAACAAATTTGGGGATTTCATTAATTTCATTTCATATAAATACAATTTGAATGTAGAGACCATATTCAAAGATTATAACGAATTTTGTAAAGAAGAGCAAGATACACTACAGAAAAATGGTGTATCCGATGATTACCAGAACTTTTTGGATAATAACGAGGATAAACTTACTCAAGAATTTCAGCGTGATCATGCGTTCCAGACATCCGTTCGTGGTCTAAAGAATCGTGGCAATTTCCCAACTCAAGAAGAGGCGGAGCAATTTTGTAAGAAGTTGCGCGAGAAGGATCCTAATCACGATATTTTCGTTGCTCCCGTTGGTGTTTGGTTGCCTTGGGACCCGAATGCTTACAAGACTGGGCGTGTTGAGTTTATGGAGGAGGAGTTGAACAAACTTCACCAGGAGAAGATGGCAAACGAGAAGAAGGCGAAAGACGAGTTCGACAAGCGTGTTAAGGAGACAAAGGAGAAGGCAATTGAGGAGAATATTGCTAAAGCAGAGAAGTCCGGAAATAAACTAACTCAAACGATTACCGAGGACGGACAACTTATTGGTGTAAAGGACACGGTAGATTTTGAGAGTCGTGATGTTGCTGACGAGGATGGACGCAAGAAGCATGAAGATGAAGTTATGGAGAATGCGAAGGAGGTAAGTGCGGCTAGTATTAGCGATGAATTTTCAAATGAATCCCAGAATGCGGATTAAATAGTCTATAGTTACGTATAATCATAATTTGTATATTATGATTATCTATTTAGGTTTCATTACATACGATATGAGCAACAAACCAACCAAGTAATGCGTAGAAATGATCTCCTACATTATTTATAAGTGAGTCACTGTGATCTTTTCCTCCAGGCCAATAAGGAAAGTTGTTGATTAATTTTATTCCATAATTTGTATTTTCAATATATTCAAACAACATATGTATAATAAACCATGTTACAAACGTAATATTCCAGAAATATATAACAATGCCTACAGCAAAATGTAGTAACGAATATTTATCCGTAAAATATAAACCCATATATATTTATATTTTATTATACCTTTTTGTATTTACCATTTACTGGTTGTTTTTTTAACGGTGACTTGTTGTCCTGAATTGCGTTTCTTGGACTTGGATGGATCATATGCTTCGTCTTCATCATCTGAACCCATGTTTTTAGAAATATCCCAAAATTCTTTGGACCCTAATTTGAAATCAGGACGACCTTCTGCTTTGTACCAAAAGATTTGGTCGTATAACTTATTGGATTTTGCGTTGTTATTAATGACTAAACATTCATAGTTTTCAGTTGTTTGATCCATAACGGAAGAGAAAGATTCTAATGTTGGAAACATCGAAGCATAATTTTCCCAAATGCGTTTGCGATTGGTCATATATGGTTCGCGCAAAATAAATACATAATCGATGTTAGTACGTAAATTTGGAGGTATGCCTAAAGGATATTGCATAGTAATAATTAACATGACTTTCCAATGACGCCCATTCATAAAGAGTAATCTCATCATTTTATCACGTGTCCATGATTGATCATATAAACAATCATCTAATATGACAAATGTTCTTGGATCAATCGTCGATTTACGATATAATTCAACGTCTTTATTCATTTGTTTTAAAACTGCTTTTTGTCTTCGCAATACATTTTCGATTAAAACTGTGTTGTATTCTTCATGGATAAACAATTTAGGAACGTGTTTGTTGTAAAAACCATTACCTGCTTCTGTACCTGATATGACAGTCCCAATTGGAATATCTTGATGATGATATAATAGATCACGTACCAAGAAAGATTTACCAGTGTCTCTTCGACCAATCATCACAATCACAGGACCCTTATTTTCATCGGGTTTAAATGTAATCCATCTCATATCAAATTTTTTTAGTTCAAGTGTCATTATATATGTTATAAATAAAGAATTACATTTAAATTATCAAAAAAATACGACTATAACACGTTTATTTATCTTTAAAATTGTATTTATAGACCTTATATGTCTAAATTCAAACTTCACTACAAGAAACAACCTTTAATTGATATACCTATTTTAGGGAAACAATATAGTGAAAATAATGATGTAGTTCATGGATATAATCCATATCATATAACACATTTACAACAATATCAACCTATGTATAAATTATTTTTTGAAATGAACCAAAGTAATTCTGAAACTATTTCATTAAATCAAAAATATCACATAGTAGATTTAACACATGTCCAAGAAAATGAATCACAATCCATTGAAAAACCCATTTTCATGAAGTTTTCTCCTCTCTTGGACCCTTATCGTTATATGATAGGGAAATATGACATCGATGATCCAAGACTTATTACATTACCTACATTAGGAAGTACTTCTGAACATTGTCATCCTAAATTACTAACCCAACATAATGCCTCTTATATTGATGGTTTTTTTTGTTTTTTAACGAGTATTGTTCTAAACAACCATTCTATTGTACACGGAATTGATTATTACGGATCCTATTTAGGAATTCAAGAAAAATTTCGAGTAAATATAGCCGACGATTTAGACTATATTCGAAATTCATCCTTTTTTAATAATCATATTGGAAAATTGTTCTATATTGAAGACGATAATACAAATTCATCCTTTCAATTATTTCCTTTGCTAGGAAATTCTCGCAAAAATAAAATGAAATTAGACATAGGTGCCGAAGAAGTCGACATAGAATGTGATAATCTATCTGTTTTAGAGTATGAAAATGTCCAAGAAGGAGATGAAATTGAAACAATATATAGCAAATCTTCCAACAACACCTCTGTTTCGAGTATGTCATCTGACTCTAATAGTGAACTAAATTACAGTTCTGAAGAAGAAAGTGAATCTGGCACTGTAGATGATGAAGATTCTTGTGATGAATCCGAAGAGGAAAGTGATTGTTCCACCGATGAAAATGATGAACTATTTGCTTATATTCATAATTATCCTGTACAAATGATTTGTATGGAAAAATGTGACGGCACATTGGACGATTTATTTGTAAACGAAGAAGTTGATGAAAAGAATGGTGCTAGTATTTTGTTTCAAGTTGTTATGATTTTATTAGTATATCAAAAAATGTTTTCTTTTACACATAATGATTTACACACTAACAATATAATGTATGTGGAAACAAAAGAAGAATTCTTGTACTATACTTACAATAATCAACATTACAAAGTACCTACGTATGGTAAAATATTCAAAATTATCGATTTTGGACGGGCAATTTTTAAATTTCAAGGCAAAATCTTTTGTAGTGATAGTTTTGCCAAAGATGGCGACGCAGTAACACAATATAATTGCGAACCCTTCATGAATCAAAAACGTCCAAGATTGGAACCAAATAATAGTTTTGATTTATGTCGCTTAGGATCTTCTTTGTTTGACTTTGTTATGGACATTGACGACCCAGAAGAGGAACTAAATGAATTACAAAAAACGATTAACCGATGGTGTTGCGACGATAATGGTAAAAATATATTATATAAACGGAACGGAGAAGAAAGATATCCTAACTTTAAATTATACAAAATGATTGCTCGCAGTGTTCATCAACATACACCAGAATCGCAATTATCTTACGATTATTTTCATCAATTTTTAGTAGAAGAATTGAACGAACAATCTATGAATATCGACACTTTACCATGTTATGTAAATAAATAAATTGTATTTGATATAAAATCAAATAAAATTGAAAGTTTTTTTCCTATGATATTTGTAAGAAACCATATCATCATTCATTAAATTATCATCATGCTTTCCGGAAATAGTTATACGTTCGTATATATTGAAAAACATAATGCCACACATTTGAAACCGAAATCTAAACCGAAACCGAAATCTAAACCAGATACTTTTACAAAATCAACCTTAAAACGATCGAATAGTCGTTCACGAAATCTTAATCTATATCAAGAGAATAAGGAAAATCAGGAAAACCAGGAAAATCAAGAAGATGTAGTTTTAGACGATAAATTTAAAAATTACTTTAGTTTAGAAATGTGGGACGCGGAATGGTAAGCACACATACATTAGAAACTAGGAGTATCAGTAAATACCTCAGTAGTTGCGGCGTTCAATACTTTGGTTTCAGTAACTACGTTAAAAAAATCACGAATATAACTTTGAAAATGAAAATAAACAAAAGATCCACACAATGCGCTCATTAACACTAACACACAATCACGAACCACGTCCTTCAACGGTTTTGTTTCTTCGTGAAAATATTTAACTTCTATGAATTTTGCCAAACAAAAGGCAACGGTAATAAATGTGGCAACAATAAACATATCGTCCATATTCCTAAATATATGTGTATGACGATTATTTACCTTTTTTTATAACGAATTCATTTATAGAAAACGAATAAAGACAAATTACTATAATCTAAATATGTACTCTGTTTTTTTATGGATTTCATTGATTTCACTTATTTATAAAAAATGGGGATCACCTAATATTTTTCAGACTTATAATGATACTACATTAACATTAAAAGAAAATATTATTAATTCTATGAATAGACATAGTCAATTTTTTATTATTCCAGATGAATTAGAACCACAGGAGGTTGTTCATTTATTAACAATTTGGAATATTTAAGGCAATTCTTCTGCCTCTAGGAAAATGTCGGCACTTTCAACTTTCGATGTAGGTTCATCTAAAACATCAAACCCAGTCAAATCCATGGTGTCTGTATGGATTTGAATGCGATCTTCATCATCTGAATCGGATTCTTCCTCCATTTTACGTTCTAGTGCACGCGATACACTAATATCTTCCAAACGCTCTAGTGTTTTTGGCGCTTCTATTTTCTCCTCTTCATTATTAGACGTTAATGCCGAATCAATGTCATTAAAAGTGAGTTTTGTTACTACCTTTTCATCATCTAAATTTTTAATAGTAGGGGTTACTGGTATAACTTCTTCGGCAACGTCCTCTTCCTTTGGTGATGTTTCAATATCTTCATCTTCAACTGCCTCAGGTTTCACGAGTTCAGGTTCTTTCATATTTTCAATAAAAACTTCTTCTTCCTGCTCCACACTTTCATCCATATAAGCGCGAATAATAGCCTCAGTAGGAATACTTTCCCGAATTGTAGTTAAAATTGCTTCTTGAATAATCATTTCTAGTTCACGAGCATTTTTCTGTACTTGAAGAGGACTCAGACTTTTCTCGAATAAATATACATTACTGTATACTCTGCGAGCAGTGTTAATATACACTTTGTGAACAAAGGGATCTAGTTTGGGAATATCAATGTCAATTTTCTTTTGTTTATTGCCTACACGAATACATGTAAGCACTTTCAATTGAATAATGTGAACACATGTAATCAAATCTTCTAAATAATTACACCCAGAACGTTCGATTATTCGTTTTCTCTCGTCTTCGATAATGGTAGAATTCCATTTGGGAATGCGAGACAACAAATTCTGAAAAGTCATTAAATATTTTCCCATTTCGTCAGTATCCGCACAAATTTTCCATGCTTCTTCAAAAATTGACTTCAATCCTTCTTCGACCAGAGGTGTGAAAATACTTACTAAACGACTACACCATTCATTACGCGATTCTTGTAAATTGGAAATCACAAAATCATCCATTTTTACATAATCTTCATATTAGTTTTTCTATTTTGAAACGAAGGCGTCTAAATATAATAATATAGTAAATATAAGTAATTTCTCATTTCGATATTCTGCCTTAATTTTATGAAAATATATGACAACTTCGTATTTTTGTATTTCGGATAATATGGGTGTTTGTTTTATCCAATTTATTGTTTCTATACACGAGTATCCTTTTTCATATATTGTATTTGAAATTTGAACCCATTGATACGGAGTTTTTCCTAATTCACATATTATTTCGGAGAACCATGGAAAACTATCGTTTTTAACACCATATATAGATTCCAAATGATGTTGATGTAAGTTCAATGGCGTTCCATCTTCTTGAATACTGTCAGGAACATAAATTTCGCAAAAACGAGACAAAATAGGGTTTAATAGTTTATGTTTGTTTTCTACAATAATGAAAAATCGCGTGTTATGACTGAACGATTCAATACATCGTCTCATTGCGGATTGCGCGTCAATAGTTAAACTATCTGCGTTAAATAATACAATTGTCTTGAACTCGATTCCTTTACTAGATTGAATATTGGTTTTGGCAAAAAATTTTAATTCTTCACGTATGAATTTAATTCCCTTTCCATGAGCACAATTTACATACATAACGTTTGTTTTCAATTTGGATTTGTCATTATCGTAGATTTTATATATAAAATCGTATACAATGGTTTTTTTTCCTGTACCACATGACCCATGGAATAATAAATGGGGTATTTTGCGGTTTTGGATAAATCCGTTTAATTTCATTTGTATATTTCCATGGATAGGTAAATAATTGACACAACTATTATTCATTGTAGAATAGAACATATATGAGTTTATATATGTTTTACGGTAATTATTGTTTCTCAACAATATTGGTCAATACTTGTTTGAATTTATCATTATCCAATTCTAATAATTTATCTATTTTATCTTGGTCCATCGAATTATAGATTTTTTCTAAAGCAATTTGTTGTTCTTGTGGAAGTGAATCAATAAATTTAATTTTCTCCGGACTAGCATTGTTTAATGCATATTCCAAATTTTCATTGTCCCCTATTTCGAAATTTTCAGTGAAATATTTTTCGTATTTGGTTTGAAACTTTTGGATTTCGTCTTCCGACCAATCACTAAAGAGATTATCGAATATTTCTTTCGTTTTTTCAACCTGTTCTTGGACTGGCAATTTATTTATGTCTATTTCTTTTAATTTATTCGATAATTTCTCTTTAGCTTCTTCAAATTTATCTTTCGTATCTTCCATCTTGTCCGTTTCTAATCCTTCGACCACATTGGACATATGTTTGTACATAATTACATATAAAATGGTGAATATGAATCCATGTATTAATAATCCAAATAGTTTGTATTTATACGGTTCTAATATTACCCCAGGGCAACAAATAATAAACAATAGTACGGTCCATCCAAATAAGAACAAAGACTTCATTATATATTGGCGTTATATAAAATTGAAACAACTAAATTATTCAATGAAAACTAAATAAAATTAAATCAATATATCAGTTATGAGCAAAACTGTCATCAAACGTGTCGGTAAATCGTTTCGATTAATCGATTTTCATATCTTTAATCAAAAAGGTGAGTTGTTCAAAAATGACGACTCATTAAGTGAAGATAGTGACGATCAAGCAAAATGGAATGAGCAAGAAAATTTTATCATTCAAATGTTTGGCATTAATGAAAAAGGGGAGACTTGTTGTGTATATTTAAATGATTATAAACCATTCTTTTATATTAAAGTAGGAGATGACTGGGACGAAAACGACGTATACGAGTTAAAGAGAGATATTCAACAAAAGGTAGGCAAATACCATAGCAAAAGTATTCGTTCTATTGAATTAGTTGATCGCCATAAGTTGTACGGATTCAGTGGTGGAAATAGTCATCAGTTTGCTAAATTAACTTTAGATAATACCACTACACTGAATAAAGTCCGCAATTTGTGGTACACTTATTTAGATGAAATTGAAAAGAAATTAACCGGAAATTACAGGAAACGCAAAGATTATATATTTAATGACATCAATCTAGAACTATATGAGAGTACAATTCCTCCTTTGTTGCGATATTTTCATATTCACAATGTAAGTCCTTCTGGATGGATATTTGTGAATACCAAAGTTTGCTCAGTTCCACCAATTAAAACCACTACATGCAAATATGAATATGTCTGTAAATGTAATGGCATTAAGTCCATGCCTCAAAAAGAAACCATTGTGCCTTACAAAATATGTAGTTTTGATATTGAGGCGAGTAGTAGTCATGGTGACTTTCCTTTGCCGATTAAAACATACAAGCGATTGGCAATGAATATTGTAGACGTATTTATGCGTCGCGCCAATTCATCGCAAAAAATCACTAGTGAAAATGGCAATAAACTATTGGAGCGTTGTATTTTAACGTCGTTCGGATACGACAGTTTTGAAAATGTGGATGTGGTTTATCCCAAACACCCTATGACCAAAAAACAGGTATTGGCATCAACCAAAATATTGCTAGAAACATGTATCACAGAAATCATGAATTTCAAAACTGCTGAAGGGTTAGATATTGAAAATTCTTTCGAAACAATTAAAGAACATTTGGATACAGTAAGTGAAACTGTCAATGATAATGTAGTTCAGAACCAGGAAACCGAATCAGTGCCAGTATGGAATAAAATGAGACCACATAAGGTGGTTCTCAAAAAATCTGATAGTAAATACAAACTAATCGATATTTTGCTCAGTTCCAAATATGAACGCGAGGACAAGATCAAAGTAGTGAATATTATGCTTCAACCGGACGATGATGACAGTGTACCATTAGGGCATCCATTGCGTCTATTCCCTAATTTGGAAGGTGATAAAGTAACTTTCATTGGTTCCACATTCTTGAAATATGGAGAAAAGGAACCATATTTGAACCATTGTTTAGTGTTAGGTGGATGTACAAAAGTGGATGGAGCACAAATCGAATGCGTGAAAACAGAAGAAGACATTTTGTTGAAATGGCAGGAACTTATCCAAAAAGAAGATCCAGATGTCATCATTGGTTACAATATATTCGGGTTTGATTATGAATTCATGTTTCGACGAGCACAAGAAAACAATTGCGCTTCTCAATTCTTGAAATTGTCAAGAGTAAAGAATGAGATGTGTGCGAAAGTCAATTCTCAGAATAAAATGTCCATTGAAAACACCAAAATTGTATTAGCAACCGGTGAATACGACCTACGGTTTTACAAAACAACTGGTCGTTTACAAATTGATATGTATACTTATTTCCGTCGCGATTTCAATCTGGCATCGTATAAATTGGACGATGTTGCTGGTCAATATATTAGCGACAGCGTAAAACACGTGAATCGTCGAATAGATGATATTCATGGTGAAGTGACTGAATTATACAGTAAGAACCTTGCTGGTTTACATGTTGGCGATTATATTCATATTGAACTAAGCAGTTTTACGAGTGATTATTATAAACAAGGTAAAAAATTTCAAGTTCTGGATATTATTGAAAATAAAGAGCATAATGGAAAGAAATTCAATGTGATTGTAATAGGTGGAAAACATTTGGATGAGTCTACAAAAAAGAATATTAAATGGGGTGTTGCCAAAGATGATGTGACTCCGCAAGACATTTTCCGTTTGTCGAATGGTTCGGATTCGGACCGCGCAATTGTTGCGAAATATTGTATTCAAGATTGTAATCTGGTCCATCATTTGATGTCGAAAATCGATGTTTTGACTGGTTATGTTGAGATGTCAAGTATTTGTAGTGTACCAATTTCATTCCTTGTATTTCGCGGACAAGGGATTAAATTGACGAGTTATGTGGCAAAAAAATGTAGGGAAAAGGATACATTGATGCCTGATTTGGAAAAAACGTCGTGCGGTGATGGATATGAAGGAGCAATAGTTTTGCCACCCAAATGTTCGATGTACATGGATAATCCCGTAGCATGTGTTGATTATGCGTCTCTTTATCCGTCTTCTATGATTAGTCAGAATTATAGTCATGATTCCAAAGTATGGTCAAAAGAATATGATTTATCCGGAAACTTGATCAAAGAAACGGGAGAAAAAGATAAAAAAGGCAACTATATTTACGATAATTTACCAGATTATGAATATATTGACATTGAATTTGACACATATAAATATAGTCGCAAAACACCTACTTCGCGCGCTGAAAAAGTAATTAGTGGAAAAAAGATTTGCCGATGGGCACAATTACCTGAAAATCAAAAGTCTATTATGCCTTCTATTTTGGAAGAGTTATTGAAAGCGCGCAAAGATACGCGTAAGAAAATCAAAACGGAACCTGATCCATTTATGCAGAACATTTTGGACAAGCGACAACTCGGTTATAAGGTCACTGCTAATTCATTATATGGACAATGTGGTGCTAGAACATCAACATTTTATGAACAAGATGTTGCCGCATCCACCACTGCCACTGGTCGTATGATGATTATATATGCGAAACGTATGATTGAAGAGGTATACGGAGATCGTGTATGTCCAACAAAGGATTACGGTTTGGTGAAATGTAGAGCCGAATATATTTATGGCGATACGGATTCAGTATTCTTCACCTTTAATTTGGAAGATCCGGAAACAGGTGAGAAAATACGGGGTCAAAAAGCACTCGAAATTACGATTGAAGTAGCACAAGAAGCAGCCAACTTATGTACGCAATTCTTGAAAGCACCCCAGTGCTTAGAATATGAAAAAACACTCATGCCATTTATCTTGCTTTCAAAGAAACGTTATGTGGGTATGTTGTACGAAGAAGATCCCCATAAAGGCGATATGAAATATATGGGTCTTTCATTAAAACGTCGCGACTCGTGTGATTATTTGAAAGATACATATGGAGGGATTTTGAACATATTGATGAAAAGCGATAATATTCAAGACGCAATTGAATATTTGTATAAATCATTGAACAATTTAATCGAAGGTACTGTTCCAATGGAAAAACTAGCCATTACGAAAGCACTTCGTAGTGATTATAAAAATCCGATGCAAATTGGTCATTGGGTTCTTGCTGAAAGAATTGGCAAGCGAGACCCTGGAAATCGTCCTAAACCAGGTGATCGCATGAAATTCGTCTTTGTTGTCAACAATGAAAAGAAAGCACTCATGGGGGACAAAATCGAAACGCCCGAACATATTGTACAAAATAAATTGGTTATTGACTATAGTCATTATATTACAAATCAGTTGATGAAACCATTACAACAATTGTTTGGACTAGCATTGGAACATATTTGGTCTTATCAGAAAAAGACAGCAGCATTAAAGACCTATAAAAAAGACATGGTCAAATTGGAAAACGAAATCACTGATATGGAATTATTCATGAAAAAGAAGGAGAAATATTGTTCAGCAAAGGTCAAAACATTACTATTTGATAAGTTCTTGACAAAAATCCAACATTCTCAAACAGGTATGCAAACAATCACCAAATTCTTTGCTTAATAACTTAACATAATTGTGTATATTTCTTCGTTACGCATATTATGTAATTCTGTTTCTTGCCTTTCTTTTTCTTGTTTATTAAATTCTTGCTCTATAATTAAAAATTCGTACATTTCTTCGTCATTGTACCATAACAAGTGTTTCAGATCTTCATATTCTTTTGCTTCCGGTATAAGTACGACGTTTACAACAGAGTCAAATGAAATCGATTTTTTTATTTTTATAGGTTTTGATATATTTGGGATATGTTTCCATTCTTGTGTATCTGTCAATACCATTTATATTTTCACGATTTTTATATTTATGTATATTTGTCTATTCATTTTTATCTTGGACTAATATATACAAATGAGTGCTTGGTTGGATACTGTTAAAAAAACATTTAAGGATGGTCGCAAAAAAAGTGCTTCTTATAAATTTAAGGATGCGTTAAAAGATGCCAAAAAGGTCTACAATAAGGGTGCCAATGTTGTCGTTGGTGTTGCTCGAAAAACTAGAAAAACCATGAAGCGTGGTATGAAAAAAATGACAAAGAACACCCGTCGCCGTCGTTCAAAAGGAACTCGCAAAAATAGAAGGTAATTAAATTAAATAAAATTGAATTGAAGAACTC